AAATCTCTGATGCTCCTGTATCGTCCGTAAAAATTGCCGACGCTCCTGCAACTCCGCTGACGGTCTGCGAGCCGCACGCTTGCCCGTGAGCGACAGTGGCAAACGGCAAGCCGCCTAGGACAGCTTGCGAGCCGTTTGCCGTGACAGGGTAGACAATTTCGGCTTGCAAGAAAACGAGAGAGCCAATTTTCCGATAAATGGCGCGCGCGACCGTGAGTGAAAGGCTTGCTCCGCTTGCATCCGTTGGCGTCCAGGTGCCCTCGTCAATCGTCGTTGCAACAAGTTTTCCGTTGATCTTGGCCGAATCGGCGCCCAGCGCCCAGGCGGCGGTCAGCGTGACGTTCGTTCCGGCGAGCGGCGCTTCGAAATAGCAGCCGTAGGCTGCCGTATAGGTGGTCGCGTTCGATGCGGCCAACGTCGCCGCTTTGTGCGCATCGGCATAGGCCGCGGCGACCGTGCCGGAGGACGACGTATCGGTCAGCGTTGCCGCGCCATATTTGACGCGCAGTCCGTTGGTCGTCCACGCGGCGGCCGAGATCGCGCCCGATGAGGCGATTTGCGCCGGCGTCAGTTTGTTGCCGGACGCCGAAAGCGCCGCGCCCAGAGTCGCATCGAGGGCGTCGAGGTTGGCGTTGAGCTTCGTGCCCCAGGTATCGGCAGAGGCGCCGATCTCAGGCTTGGTCCAGTTGTAATTGGCGGTGAACGTGTCGGACATGGTCTATTCCTTCCAACGTCATTGCGAGGGCCTATTACGGCCCGTACGTGAAGTCGCCGGTGTTGATGTTGAATGTCGTCGTTGAATTGGGCCTAAACGTGAGGCCGCTTTCCATCCGCAGCCAGCTGCGGTCGTTGGGCAGCGGATCGCTGGTCAGCATGTCTTCGATGGCGGCGGTGAACAGTCCGCCCCAGACTCCCATCCGCGCATCGTCCATCAGATAGGGCGCGGCTTGCGTCAGCGCGCCGTAGAGATACACATCGGGATGATTGGTTAGAATCCAATTCGTCGCGTTGGAATTCGACAGCGGCGTGGGCTTCTGCCAGTAAAACAGATTCCCGGCATAGTTCTGATCGGGCAGCGGCAAAAACTGGAATTGCGCGCCCACGATGGTGTAGACGCCCGGCACGTCCGTCGACGCGGTGATCCCGCGCTTCTGCTTGAGATAGACCAGGTTCTCCGGAGAGACGTAATCCAGCTGCACCGCTTCCGCGTCGATGGAAAACGAGAGCACTCCCAGGAAATCGGAGGGCAGCGCGACATATTCCACGCCCTGAGCGATGGCAAAGGCGTTGTTGTTGAAGACCATCGCCCGCGGCAGCATCCGGCCATCGTTCTTCGCCTTCGTGATGCGCCGGAGCATCTGGGTTTCGGCAAGCGCGATGAAATCGGGAATCGCCGTGTTCAAATCGCCGCGATTGAGCCAACCGCCTATAGAACTTTGCAAATCCGCGTAGGTGTCGAGAGCCATGATGGCAAATCCTGTGTTATAATCGGGGCCCAAACGGACCATGGCCGACATTGCCAAAATGAAGGAGCGTGTGACGTACCTGCGCGACCAGGCCCACTGGCTGCGCGAGATGGGCCGGAAATGGAGCAATGACCGGCATATGGAGGAGCGCTTCGATCAGCTCGCCCAGGAATGCGAGGGCATCGCCGACAAGATCGAACGCAACCTCCCGGTGCACGAGTGGGCGGCAAAGCCGAAGGATTAGCGCGCGCCCCCACCCCCTCCCCTCCCCAAAATCGCTCCGCGATGGGGAGGGCGGGTTACGGACACAGGAGGATTGCGACTTCGCGGCCTTCGTTCAGCGCCGCGTAATTTTGCTCCAGCGTCTCGATATGCTGGCTTGCCGCCTGAAGCGCATAGCGATTGTTCATCCGTTCGGCTTCGCAATAAGACGCCCAGACAATCCCGATATCGGTGGCGATCACTGCGCTGCGGACGCCTTCGACGCGTTCGATCGACGCCCACGGCGCCGCATCGCTGCGGATGATCGGCGCGGCAATGCTGCCGATGGCGGCAACGATGGTGCAGATCGCCGCGATTTGTCTCCAATCCGGATTCATAGCGCCCTCCGATCCCCCCCGGATACGCGCTTTGCGCGTTCCGGGGCTTCGCGCGGCTTTGGGCCGCGCTTGATTCCACATCATGTCTAGTGTCCCGAGCTGACGCCGGCGAGTTTTTCCTGGGTTCGCATGTAGCCAAGGCCCAACATGCCGAAGAGAAGCGTGATCAGCGTGCCGAGATCGAGTTGCGGCACCGCGATGGCTTTGCCGGCGAGCGCCGCGCCCCAGGTGAGCAGCGGCCCCGCGATGAACTGGAAGGCGAGCCCGGACCCGCACACCCAGCCGACGAACGGACGCCAGCCCGCGACAAAGAGGTTCGCGTTCGCCGCTTCGGCCTGATTGACGGCGAGCTGGCCCTTGGCGAGATCGGTCTGCGCCGCCAACTGCGCGAGTTCTCCCGATTGCTGCATCTTCAAGAGTTCGAGCTTGGCTTGGGCGGCTTGCGCCGGATCGGGCCAGAGGCGGTCGATCAGCTTGCCGGCAACTCCGGAAACCGCGGCTACGATATCGTCTATTCCGATCATTTATTTCACTCCTGCGTAGAATTTGAACTTTGGCGTTGCGAGCGTCATCGCCGCGCTTTGCGTCCAGGCCGGCGGCGCAATCGAGTTGTCGTGGTAGTGCGTGGCGCCCTTGGTCGGATCGTTCGTGCTCCCCTGCACCTCGTCATAGGCGGACGCACAGGCGAGCATCACGGGATCGTTGCCGGGCGTGTTCGCGCCGCGCTCCAAATTGGCGTTGTCGGCGGCATCGCCGTTCCATTCGGAAAACTGGTAGCGCTTGAGACAGACGCCGGCGACGGTTTTGCCGAAGCGGCCGTCGCGCACGCGATTGAAGATGGTCCAGGCGATCGCGACGCGTTCCTCTTGCGACGCCGAACTTGCCTCGCAGAAGATGGTGAGCGTCGCGATCGCACGGTCAAAGGCCATTCTAGCTGCCCTTGATCAGGCCGAGATTCACCAGCGAGGTGCGGACCTCGTTGCAGAACGCCGCCATGGTCACAGCCTGGTTCGCGGCGTCATTGTCGGTCACGGTGAACTCGACCCACCCGTCGCCTTCGACAAAGGCGGTGACGGAGGAGGCGGCAACTTCCAAGGTCTGCCCCGCCGTGCCGGTATTGGCGCCCGTGATGGCCGAGGCCGCGACCGTTCCGCCGATGGTGTTCTGATTGGCCGTGGTGAGGTTCATCACGCCGCCGGTCACGGCAGAGCCGTTCACCTGGACGGTGAGAGTCGCGAGCTTTGATGCCGTGGAGGCCGGTTTCGCGGTGCGGAACAATGCGGCCGTCACGGTGAACGCGAAGGGAATTGCGACCTTGAAGGTGCCGGTTGCAATATCCGCGAGCTGCAAAGGAAGGATCACGGTCTGCTTCTGCGCGTTAGCCGAGACGCCGGTGGTGGCGCTCGCCGTGCCGCCGGAATTGTCAGTGATCGCCGCCTGGTTGGCGTTGGTGCGCTGCGCGATCGGCGTGGCGCCGTAAAACCCGACGAGATCGGAAGCGCTCTGTCCGAGCTGCGTCCCGTCGGCGCATTTTTTGGAAAGTTGATCGACTGCCATGTTCGTGTTCCTTGCAAAAGAATGGAAGCGCGTCGTCCCCTCCCCGACGCGCTGTCGCGCGTCGACCCTCCCCCAAGGGGAGGGTGGGGTCGCGCCGTTAGTTGTTGGCTAAGCGGCAGGCCAGTTGCGGGCGCATCGCGAGATAGCCGTAGGCGACATCGAGACGAGCCGGGAATTTGTCGTTGTTGATGTCGTATTGCCGCACGATGCGCATGGAGACGCCGTCCAAGACTTCGCGGGCCGCGAAATCCACGCCCTTGGGCATGATGAGATCGGCGGTCGCGAAGGTGAAGGCATCCTCGTGATAGACCGCGGAAATGCCGTAGGACGTGGACGCCGTGCCGATCTTGTTGATCGCCGAGCCGCCCGAGGTGGGCGAGGCGATGCAGTTCTGCGTCGCGCCGCTGGTCACGATCGAGGGCGAGATGCTAATCGACGTGCCGTTGGAAGCCAGCGGCGCAGTCACCGCGAATTGCTGCAAGACCCCGGTGTCGGCCTTGGTTTCCGGATGGCAGCGGTTGCAGCCCGGAAACGTGATGATGTCGCCCACGACAAGGGTTTTGGACGAGCCGTTGGTGACGGTGATGGCGGCGCCCGTCTGGTTCGCGCCGTTGACCACGATGGTCGAGGACGACGCGGCCACTTCGGTTCCGGAGGCCTGCTTGGCGAGCATGGTGTTTTCCGTGAAGTCGAAGCCGCCCGCGCGACCCATGTAGCCTTCGGTATATTGCTCGGCCAACTGCCCGGAATCCTGGAACAACGTCTTGGTATCGGTCACCAGGTCCACCATGTCCTGGGTGCACACCAACGCCTTCCAATCGCCGTCCGGGGTGAGATTGTCGCGCAGGATTTTGCGCGCGGCCAGAATCTTGGCGAAGGTGATTGCCGAGCCCACATTGCTGACCTGGTTGTAGACGGAAGTGAGCATCGAGAGCGCATCGCTTTCGATGTTGGCCGCCAGCACCGCCATGGCCGGGTTCAAGATGCGCTTGGAGAAATCGTCCAAGCTCAAGGTCAGATCGACGCTCGTGAAGTTGAGGTCGACGCCTTTCTGCGTGGTCAGGTTCAACGTCACGGAGTTTTCCGTGGTGTCGTTGGTCTGCAAGACCGCGCCCGATCTGACCGTGTATTGGTTGGGCAGGCGGATTTTCAATTGGGTGCCGATTTTCGCGCCGGTTTTGGCGAACTGGTCGTCATATTGGCGGTTGATCGAGCCGATGAAGTTGAGCTTCTGATGCAGCACGCGCAAAGCCTCGCGCGTGACCATCGTGGGAGTGAGAATCGTATTGGCCATTGTTCATTCCTTTCATGCTCGTCATTGCGAGCGCGGTTCAGCGCGAAGCAATCCAGTGTTTGTCTGGATTGCCGCGTCGCCCGCCTAGGCGGGCTCCTCGCAATGACGGCGGAGGGTTATCGTCTGCGACGAAGTTGTTCATTGCGCCTGCGCACCCATTCCTCTGCCGAAAGCTCGTCCGATAAGCCCTTCTTCGTTCCGGCATTGCCGGCGACGGTTGGCAACGGCTTGGCGGCTTGAGCCACAGCAGCGGTTTTGGTTGCGGCTTGCTTGGTCTGGGACTGTTTTCCGAGATAAGCGGCGTGGAGCAGCCTGACGATGCGCGGATCGCTCACTTGGCCCAATTCCTGGGCTGTGAATCCGAATTCGCTCGTCGCGAAACTGTTCAGCTTTCCCGCCAATTCGGGCGACCAGTCCTTGATGTCGCGCGCAAGTTGAGCCCGGCCTTCCTCGATGCGCTTGGCGGTTTCCCGCTGCGTTTCGAGCTGCTTCTCACTCACCTTTTGCTGCAACGCTTGCACGGCCTTGTCCCGTGCGTCCCTGGTCTGCTGATATTGCAGCCAGAGGTCCTGAGCGACGCCCGCATCCTTGGCCCGGATCGCGGGCCAATCGGCCTTTTCGAACTGGGCGAGGGCATCGTTCAGCGCGACCACCTTGGCAATATCGGTGAGATGTTCCGATTGCGCCTTCTCCTGGGCTTGGAGCGCAGATGCGCGCTCTTCCCATTGGCGGCGCTGTTCGGCCACGCCCTGCGTCTTGCGGGTGTAGTCGGCTTGCATCAAGAGCGCCGGTTTCAGCGCCTTGGGGATGTGGTATTTCTGCCCCTCGTGCTCGACTTCCTCGGTCTCCGGTTCGGGCGGAGCAGCTTGGCTCTCTTCGCCTTCGACTTCGGGTTGCTCGGTTTCGAGGGTTTCAACACCTTCGGTTTCGACTTCCGGGGTTTCCGGATTGGTCGCTAAGTCAGTCATGGTTTCTCCTGTTGCAAAAAAATCGCCTCCCCCTTGTGGGGAGGCCGAAGCGCCGAAGGCGCTTCGGGTGGGGGTCTTTTGCGTTACTGCTGTGGCGGAGCCGGCAATCGAGCCTTTGCTTGATCCAAGATAAACTCCGCAACGGTTTGCGGATCCGCGAGCAATTCGCCATTCCAAATACGCAAAACTCGATAGCCTTCCGATTCGAGGAACGCCGTTCGTTCCGCATCCCGCTCGGCGTGCGTATCGTCGCCATGTTGCGAACCATCGAGCTCCACAATCAGTTTTGCGCTATGGCAAGCGAAATCCGCGATGAATGGGCCGATCGGTACTTGCCGGCGAAAGTGCAGGCCTTCGCGTTTGAACTGACGCAGACTGCGCCACAGCAAACGCTCGGCGTCAGTCGGGTCGCTACGTAAGCGGCGCGCTCGGTTGCGAGTCATAACAGTCACCCCCACCCGAAATTTGCTCCGCAAATTTCGTTTCGGGGCTGCGACAGCTCCACTGTCGCTGATCGCCCCTCAACCCCACAAGGGGGAGGTGGATTATAGCTTACGAGTTCAATCGGGCGATTTCGGTTTGCGCTTTCAAGCGTTCGGTCTGCGCGCGGTACTGCTCGACCTGCAATTTGCCTGCCTCGATCTGCTTGTCGGCCTGCAGCGCCTGCAATTGCGCGGTGAGATCGGAAATCTTCTGCTGCGCATTTCCTTCCTCGCTTGCGGCGGAGGGGGCGTTCGCTCCCGGCGTCAGCAGCGCCAAGCGCTGCGCGACGATATCCGCATCCGGCCAATCGAGATTCTTCGCCAACAGATCGCCCAGCACCGGCGCTGCCGCCGGGAACGCGCGCACCAGCTCGATCATCTGGGAGGCGGCTTCCTCGCGCCGCGTGGTGAAGCTTGGTCCGGTCTCAACCGTGAGATCGTATTTGCCGCGGGAGAGATCATAGACGTGGGACAGCACTTCGCCATTCGGTCCCGGCAACTGCACGGGCGTATTCAGCGGCACCGTCGAAACCTCGCTTTGCGGCCCCAGCACGCGGATGATGCGTTGCCCGGTGTAAACCAGCGGGATGAGATCGATCAGAATCCGCCCGGCATGCTCGATGGCGCGGGAGAGATTGTCGATGAAGTGAAAGGTCGAGACATCGCCCTCGCGCTGGCGGGCCAAAATCGCGCGCCCCGAAACCTCATTGCTCTCCGCGCCCAAACTCGCGTCATACATCCCGGCGATCGACTTGATGTCGTCGGATGCATTCAGCGCCTCTTGCAGCGCGCCGGCGGGAACGCCCGCGAAAGGCTGGCGGGCCGGCGGCACTTGGCCGTCATATTCGAGGAAGGCGTGGTTCTCGACATTCGCGGTGGCCCATTTCGCGGCATCGGTCTTGAACGCGCCTTTGGGCCCGATGAACGGCGCTTTAGGCGCGAGCGCCACCAGCTCTGTCGAGGCCGTGCGCCAATAATTCAGCATGCGCTGCGGGTCTTTGGCGTCGCGCACGAGGCCGCGGAAATGCCGCCGGCCCTCGACATTCACCTCATCGCCATAGACCGGGACGATCGGGATGTATTGGCCCGCCCATTCGTTCTCTTCCAACACTTCCGCGCCGGTCAAAATCCGCTGCGTCACGCGATAGCCAAGCGAAGCGCGCGAGGCCACGACCGCAATGCCCGCGGCGTCGTAGCTCTCCTTGTTGGCGAGATAGACCTCCTCATCGGCCACCGACTGATCCGACAATAAAAGGATGGTCTTCTTTGCCTGATGGCGCGTGAAATATTCCGCGACCATGATGCGGGAATCGTCCATCCAGGGATCGCCGAGCCGTTCATAGCCGGTGGCTTCCCAATCCACTTCCTCGGCATTCTTGTATTTCGCGCGGAACCGGTCGCGGTCGATCAGCTCGGTGACGAAGGCCGTATTCCAATCCGAGGAATCGGAATCGGTCGAATGGGGATCCCCATAGACCGAGAACGGATTGGCGATGCGCGCAATGCGGATATCGAGATCGAAGCTATCCTCGTGCGCGTATTGCGTGTTGATGCGGAAATAGCCGAAGCCCATGGTGACCGCGAAATCGAGCGCGGTGTCATAGGCAACATCGGCGCGGCTCGTGACCTCGATGTTCCGGATAAGGCCGTTATAGATTTCCGCGGTCTTGGGATCGGCGGAAGAATCCGCCGGATGCACTTTGATCGCGGGCGTGTTCTGCCGCGCGTCATTGACGATCTGGCGGATGAAGGCGGGCAGCCGGTTGATGGTCAGGCACGGGCGTCCGGTGCGTTCGCGTTCGCGGCGCACCTTCTCCGGCCATTGTTCCGCTAGCCGCGCAAAGCGCAGATCGTCGAGCGCTTCGCGGCGGTTCAGCGCTTCGTGCTCGGACGCCAGCTCGAACGCGTCTTTCGCCTCTTTGAGGACATTATTTGTCATGAAATGGTCCTAAGTCTGAACGCAGCCCTTGCTTGGGGCCGCGCGTTTTTTCTCCATGCCTAACCCCCCGACCAAGAGGTGATGTAGTGGCCGTGGCTAAGGACAAAATCGGGGGAAAAACCGCGGAAGAGATGGCCGCGGAGTTCCGCAAACATGCGCGCGAATGCCTGAAACTGGCGCGGAGCGCGCAGAACGAGCAACAGCGCGATCAGTTCCTCAAGCTTGCCGAATCGTGGGAGTCGCTTGCCTCCGAACGCGAAAAGATGAAACGGCTGGAATAGCTCGCTTACGTCATCCAGCCGCCGGGGTCGTAAATCCGCCGCTCCCCCCGTGTTGTCTCCACCGCTCCCGTAATGTCCGGGAATAGTTCTGTCAGCATCCACACCAGCGCATCGACGCGATCCGGCGACTGCCGCGTCGCGCCTTCGGCGCTCCTCGCAGTGACGGAGTCGGACGGTGTGAAGGCGATCATCTGATCCTCCAACTCGGGCAGCATGCCCACATGGTGCACGCGCCCCTGTTCGTACAGCGCGCTGATCGGCTCGGCGCGCACATATTTGCCGCGTGTCGCGCGCACCAGCTTCACCGGCACATCGGCGACCGAGCGGATCACGCGCTCCACCATCTCGCCGCCCTGATTGACTTCGGCGACCAGGCAATCGGCCTCATGCTTGCGATAGGCGGCGACGGCTTTCCTCGCCCATTGATCGGGCGAGCCGCGCAGGCTCCAATCTTCCAGCACATAGGCCGCACCGCGCGCATCGATGCCGCCAACCACGATGCCGGTTTCGCTGGCGTTTTCGCCCGAGCTCGCCGCGGGATCCACACCCACCACGATGCGCGTGAGCGGCGGTGCGCTCGCCACCCTCGATTCATCCAGGGCGCGCCTGCTCCACAGAGCGCCCGGGATATCGTCGAGAATTTCGGCGTCGAGTTCTTGTCTTCCAAGGCGCGTTCCCTTGTAGCGGTCGATGACATTCTGTTTAAACGTCGGCGCGATGTAGCGGAGATTCTCCTTCGATTTGCCCCGCGTGACCTCCACGCCGGATTGCGCCATCAGCCTGCGGATCAACCCGATCGGCCGCGGCGTTGTCGTGGCGATCCAGCGCGGATGTTCGCCGATGCGCAACCCGAACATCGCCTGATCGAACACTGCGTCCGCGTAACGAAACTTGGCCAGCTCGTCGAACCAAACGAGTTCGTGCTGCGGACCGCGCAACTGATCGGGCTCGCGCGCATCGTACAACGTGGCGATGGTGCCGTTTGGCCAAGTCAGCCGCCGTTTCGACGGCTCGTATTCCGGCCTCGACAATGGCGGGCTCACGGCAAGAATCCCGCTCTCGCCTTCCACCATCACATTGCGTCCGTCGGCCGCGGTTTCGGATACCAGCCCGATGCGGCTCACCCTGCCCGCTTCCACTTTCGCGCGCACGAATTCGGCGCCGACGCGGGTCTTGCCCCAGCCGCGGCCGGCAATGATCAGCCAGCCGTTCCAATCTCCTTGCGGCGGCATTTGAGCGGGCCGCGCCCACTGCGACCACTCATAGTTAAAAACCACTTGTTCGTATTCATTGAGATTCTTCACCAGAATTTTGCATTCTGTCGAATTGTTCGAGGCGGTCCAGTTTGGCATGGAGCGAGACTCTTGCGGCCGCAAGCATTGCGGCCAAAGGATTTTCTTCATCGCTGGGCGAGGGCGGGGGCAGCTTGACCAGCACTTGGGCAAGCAGTTCGCGGATGGCGAGCACGCGGACATATTCGGAGTCCGCCTTTGTCGCAAGCCGCGCCACTTCTTCAAGCGCTTTGGCGGCGTGGTGCTGCGCGTCAACGCGGTCCTGCAATGAACATTCGGTAAGGCTGCGGCGGAGCTCGCCGAGATTACTCCGTTCGTTTTTTGCTTCGAGAGACATGGTTTCGACTCCACAGGATTTGTTTCACAAAACACTTTGGCGAGGCGAATGCCGGCCGCCGGGGCAGCGGATTTTTCCCTTGAAAATGCCTGCGCCCGGCAGCGTTCTTAGCTCCGGGCGCAATTTCAATCATTGCTAAAACACC